AAAAAGTTCTTAGGGGGGTTTATGACACCAGAAGCCAAGGTAAAGAAAAAGGTAGTAAGCATCCTGAAGGAAGTGGGTGCGTATTATTTTTATCCTGTCACAGGTGGATACGGACGTAGTGGTGTTCCCGATATAATCGTTTGTCACAAAGGTAAGTTTGTAGGGATTGAATGCAAAGCGGGGAAAAATAAACCCACTGCATTACAGCAAAAGAACCTACACGATATCATAGAGGCAGGTGGTATAGCACTGGTTATCAATGAAGGAAGTATAAGCCTCGTAGAGGCGATTTTTAAACAAACTCTAGATGGAGAATAGCAAACATGGCTATCATAGAAAAGAAAATAGTAGAACCCTCTGCACAAACACTGCAAATCAGTCAGTTTAAAAAAGGGCGTGTTCGTTTACGGATGGTTGGTACAACGCCGTTGTACTTTAACAGCATGAGCGCAAAGACAATGAGAGATCTTGCTGCGCCTAAAGAAAAAATAAAAGGGAAGAAAAGTACAGGAATGAAGCACGATCCTGTTAAAGAGTTTTATGATTCTGCGTACAAAAAAGATTTTGGGGAGACAATGTTGTGTTTCCCTGCACCGGGGGTTAAAGCAGCTATGGCTACAGCGGCTCTAGAAACGGAGAACGTATCTAAAGCATCCGTGCAGCGTTTGATTTTTATGCCGCAAACTCATATTCAAATTTGGGGTAAGCCACAATTAAAAACTGACATTGTTCGCACGGCAGATATCAAACGTACCCCAGATGTGAGGACACGTTGTTATTTACCACGTTGGTGTGCGGAAGTTGATATCGCTTATGTCCAACCAACTTTAAGTGCTTATGGTATTGTTTCATTACTCAGCAATGCAGGTGCAATTATTGGCATTGGCGATTTTCGACAAGAGAAAGGTCGCGGTTCATACGGCACGTTTGTTGTAGGTACAATGGACGAAGACGGTCATGATGATTGGACTGATCTTATGCCAGACGGTAGCTCTCCACAAAAAGTTTGGGAAGAGTTGATGTCTGAGGGGCGTGAGGTCCAACAGGCGGCTATGAGCAATCCCGAATATGCTGACGAAGTTACAGCGGATCTAGTTGAGTACGTTAAATCTGAGATGGATCGTAGGTTTGATCCAGACGTTCAGATGGCTGCGGAATAAGCAAGCAGCGGTATCACTTTATTTGGTCGGGGTCCGGTACGATATGGTTGGGCGTGGAGAGTTACGGTGCGGCAAGGCGGTCGAGGCGCGGTATGGAGAGGTACGTTTCGTTCAGGCGGGGCGCGTTCAGGCGGTCGAGGCGAGACGAGGTCTGATATGTTAAGGTCGGGCGGGGTCTGGTATGGCGGTTCAGGCGGGGCGGGGTCTGTTAGGTTACGGCGGGGTCCGGTGTGTTAGGGCGAGGCGGTCATGGTGTGGTATAGCAAGGCGAGGTCAGGCAACGGTTTGGCTAGGCGGTCTAGGCGCGGTGCGGTCGGCGCGGTTTGGTTTGGTCTGGATGGTTTGTTTGGATGCGGCAGGGCGGTCAAGTTAAGGCTTGTTGGGTCGAGGTGGCGAACGGCGGGTTGCGGCAAGGCGGTCGGGGTAAGGTACGGTTTGTTATGGTCGGCCTGATTGGGTCTGGTTTGATAAGGCGAGGCGGTCGGGGCACGGTCCGGCTTGGACGGGTTCGGCGAGTTGGGGTCAGGCGGTCACGGCACGGCTAGGTGCGGTCAGTTTAGGCGCGGTGGGGCGCGGCACTAGAATATAATTTGGATTGGAGAAGATATGAATTTTAAGAAGAGTGATAAGCAAAGGCTTATAAATGAATATGCATCAGAAACGGGTAAGAATACCTTAGATGTTGCAGACATACGTGCTTGGTTAAAAGAAAAACCTAATCACGAATTTTACGAGTATGTCTTTGGTGCTTCTGATGATAAGAAGATTGAAGAATACGAGAAAGATCGTATCTCAGGGTTAATTCGTGGTTTACGTATAACTGTAAAACATGAAGTGACAAAAGATGTTAAAGTTAGGATTAAAGTAGCAGATTACCCTGCTTACATTAGCCCTATGAAAGATAGGAAGCAGGGGGGCGGGTACGTACCCTTTGATCCTAATAGTGAGACTTCTCAACAGGAGTTAAGATTACAGGCAGCGCAGGCTATGGCTGCATGGATTTCACGTTATCGTGGATGTGTTGAACACTCTGGTTACGACATTACTCCAATGGAAGAACTCGTTCATAAATTACGTGGCTTAGATGAAGAAGCCGCTTAAACCCTAAAGTTTAAAGGAGAATGATTATGGGTAAGAAAGCAGAAAAGGTTTGGGCGTACATTGTAAAGAACCCAAAAGCGCCAGCAGCAAAAATTGCTAAAGCGTGTGGGTGTTCGCCATCTTATATACACCTGCTCAAGAAAAAGATCGGTACGCCGAAAGAGGTGTTGGAAGCAGTAAATCTAACTGTAACACGTTCCGAAGTTCTCGACACAGCTAAAGACTATGTGACGAAGGATCGTGCTGCGGAGCATGGTGACATGGAGAATAACTTCAACACCATTGCGCGATACTGGTCTGTGCATCTGGATGCGCAAATAACCCCGACAGACGTTGCGGTTATGATGAACCTGCTCAAGGTTGCGCGTATAAAATCCAATCCAAAGTCCAAGGATAATTGGGTCGATGGTGCGGGGTACATGGCTTGCGGTGGAGAGATCGCCAGTGCCTTACGTTCGTAAGGTTAAAAAATCTAAAGAAGAAAAGATTGGGGTGGGGCGTTACCGTCCCAATCTTTGTTTTCGTTTCAACGAAAGAAAAGTAACGCTGCCCAAAGCACCGTGGGAGGACGACGAAGATGGACATAGTGACGCTGGATTTCGAGACGTATTACGACAAGGAGTACAGCCTGTCGAAGATGACGACTGAAGAATACGTGCGTGACAAGCGTTTTGAGGTTATAGGCCTTGCGATTAAAAAGAACAGTAAGCCCACTAAATGGATTACCAGACCAGCACTAATAGAAAGTTTACTATCACACATAGACTTCTCTAACAGTGCTATACTTTGCCATAACACTATGTTTGATGGCGCAATACTTTCATGGCGATACGGTGTAAAACCAAAAGTTTGGTTTGATACAATGTGTATGAGCCGTGCCCTACACGGTATAGAAACCAGTGCTTCTTTAAAAGCGGTAGCGGAACGCTACGGCGTAGGTGTTAAAGGCACAGAAGTTAATAATGCTAAAGGTAAACGTCAATCTGATTTTACTGTACAAGAGCTTGCGAGCTACGGCGAATATGGAAAAAACGATGTAGATTTAACTTATAATTTATTTAGGATTATGGGGCGAGCGTTCCCCCGACAAGAATTAAAGTTGATTGATTTAACCCTACGGATGTTCATTGAACCCACATTAGATTTGGATCTAGGATTGCTTGAGCAGCATTTAGAAGACACTCGTGAACGCAAAGACAAACTATTGCGTGACGCAAATATCACCGACAAAAAAGATTTGATGTCAAACCCTAAGTTCGCCGATATGCTGAGAGAGCTTGGTGTGGAACCACCCATGAAAATAAGCCCAACTACAGGCAAGCAGACATACGCCCTAGCCAAAGCTGATGAAGGTTTTAAAGCCTTACAAGAACATGAAGATGACAGGGTACAAACTTTAGTCGCCGCACGTTTGGGTAGCAAAAGTACCTTAGAGGAAACACGCACCGAGAGGTTTATATCTATTAGTAAACGTGGACTTCTCCCGGTCCCTGTTAGATACTACGCCGCTCACACAGGTAGATGGGGTGGGGCCGATAAGATAAACTTACAAAATTTACCGAGCCGTGGGCCAAATGCAAAGAAGCTGAAAAAAGCATTGGTTGCTCCCGAAGGCTATACGCTCATAGATGCAGACAGCGCGCAGATTGAAGCTAGAGTTCTGGCATGGTTTGCAGAGCAAGATGATCTTACAACTGCATTCGCAAACGGTGAGGATGTGTACATAAAAATGGCTGCACGTATATATGGCTGTGAAGAAGAGGACGTTACGAAAGATCAACGCTTTGTAGGTAAAACTACTATCCTTGGCGCAGGCTACGGCATGGGGGCTGAGAAGTTTGGCACACAATTAAAGACGTTTGGGTATGAAGTATCACCTGACGAAGCAAGAAGAATTATAAAAATTTACCGCGATGCTAACTATAAAATTAGTAAGGTATGGCGCGATGCCCATTACATGGTGCAGCAGCTTACCAATGGTAGATCTGCTATGTTTGGTCGAAAGGGCGTTGTTAAGGTATCGGGAGATAGCAGTTCATTAGTTATGCCTAATGGCCTTAGTATTATTTATGATAATCTAAATAGTGAACAAGGTGAAAAAGGTCTTGAGTATAGTTATAAAACTCGACGTGGGCGTACTAGAATATACGGCGGTAAGGTAATTGAGAACGTGTGCCAAGCACTAGCACGTTGTATTATAGGTGAGCAAATGTTAAGAATAAGTAAGAAACGCAAGGTTGTGCTTACCGTACACGACTCGATTGTTTGCTGTGTGAAGGATGAAGAAGTACCCGAAGCTCAAGCGTTTATTGAGGATTGTATGCGATGGACGCCTGACTGGGCAGTGGGCCTACCTGTAGATTGCGAGAGCGGCACAGGTAAATCATACGGAGATTGTGAGTGAGCATAGCACCTTGGTCGTTTAGTAAAGCTAAAGCTTTTGAAACGTGCCCAAAACAATTCTACCATGAAAAGATATTAAAACAATATCCTTTTGAAGAAACTGAGGCCATGCGATATGGCACTGAGTTTCACAAAGCATGTGAAAATTATATTGGGTCGAGTACCGCATTACCCCCACAATTTGAGTTTATTAGAGCCACCCTTGACGCTTTGAACAACAAGCGTGGCGTTAAGATATGTGAAAAGAAGTTAGGTCTAACGGCTGATTTAAAACCATGCGGTTTCTTTAATGATCGTGTTTGGTTTAGGGGCATTGCGGATTTAATAATTGTAGATGTGCTAGCTGAAATTGCGTGGGTAATAGATTATAAGACAGGTAAGTCTGCACGGTATGCAGATAAAGGTCAGCTTGAGCTTATGGCCCTGACAATATTTAAACATTACCCCGAAGTTAAAAAAGTTAAGGCTGGACTACTATTTGTAGTAGCGAACAAGTTGATAAAAGAAGAGTATGAAATTTCTTCTGAGCCTAATCTTTGGGAGAAATGGTTGGGAGTTTATGGTAGAATGGAGAAAGCGTTTGACACAGATGTTTGGAATCCACGTCCTTCTGGTTTGTGCAAACGCCACTGCAAAGTTTTAGAATGTCCACATAACGGGAATAACTAATGCCTTACAAAAACAAACCAAGACCGTACAAAAAAGAATATAAGCAACAAAAAGAAAGAGGTGAACACGAGGATCGCATGGAGCGGCAACGTGCGCGGCGTAAAATGGATAAGACTGGCAAGGATGCCAACAAGAACGGCAAAGCCGACAAGCGTGAAGGTAAAGATATCGCGCACAAAAAACCACTCAGCAAGGGCGGCAAAAATAAAGACGGTGTAAAAGTACAAAGCCGCAAGAAAAATAGAGCCTCTGGCGGTGCTATGAGCAGTCCCAAGAAGAAACGGTAGTGAAACACTACCACGGAGAACAGTATGGAAATTATAAGGGATAAAGCGTTACTGCTAAATGTCCGTAATCCTAAACAGATCACGACAATAATCCCTAAAAGCAGGGAGTTGTCTATGAATAAAGTTATCGTAAACTGGGGACTTGATGAAGTTCACAAACTATTAAGGTTAAATATAAAGGCACCGTCACCCATTACTAGACGTTACAACTGGCCCGGACAATACAAGCCTTACGAACATCAAAAAGACACCGCTGCATTTCTTACTAAAAATAAGAAAGCTTTCTGTTTTAATGAGCAGGGTACAGGTAAAACGGCCTCTGCTATATGGGCGGCTGATTACCTAATGACGCAGGGGAAGGTAAACAGAGTTCTAGTTATTTGCCCCCTATCTATTATGGATAGCGCATGGCGTAACGATCTATTCTCTTTTGCTATGCACCGCACTGTAGACGTTGCTTATGGCGGTAAAGAAAAGCGTAAGAAGATAATTAACAGTGGCGCTGAGTTCGTTGTAATTAATTATGATGGCATTGACATTGTGAAGGAAGAAATAGCCAACGGTGGGTTTGATCTGTTTATTGTAGACGAAGCTACCCATTATAAAAACGCGCAAACTAAGCGTTGGAAAACCCTTAACAAGCTCATAGGAAAAGATGATTGGCTGTGGATGATGACAGGTACTCCTGCCGCACAGTCACCACTTGATGCGTATGGCCTAGCTAAAATGGTAAACCACTTATCAGTTCCAAGGTTCTTTGGGTCGTGGCGTGATATGGTGATGTGGAAAGTGACACAATTTACTTGGAAGCCAAAAGAAACAGCAAAAGATACCGTTTACAAAGTGTTGCAGCCAGCAATACGTTTTACTAAAGACGAATGTCTTGATTTGCCAGACATGACTTACACGAAACGATTTGTTGAAATGACAAAGCAGCAAACAAAATACTACGAAACGCTCAGAAAAAAGATGGTTATGGAAGTGGCAGGGGAAGAAGTGACCGCCACAAACGCTGCGATAAGTATGAATAAACTCCTACAAATATCAGCGGGGGCTGTATATACTGACGATGGTGATACAGTGCGGTTTGATATTAAAAACAGATATCAAGCACTTAAAGAAGTTATAAACGAGAGTAGTCAGAAGGTACTAATATTTGTACCATTTAAGCATACAATCGATATGCTTGTAGAAGAGCTGACATCTGACGGCATAACGTCAGCAATCATACGAGGAGATGTTCCTGCGTCTAAAAGGACTGAGATATTCGCCCGCTTTCAAAATGATAAACACCCAGAAGTGTTAGTAATCCAACCTCAAGCTGCGGCACATGGGGTCACACTTACTGCGGCAAACACTGTGGTATGGTGGGGGCCGACACCTTCATTGGAAACCTACGCGCAAGCAAATGCAAGGGTCCACAGGTCAGGGCAAAAGCATAAATGTACAGTTATACAGCTCGCGGGGTCGAACGCAGAAAAACGTATTTACCGCCTTCTAGACGAGCGTATCAACATACACGCAGAAATGATAAATTTATACAAAGAAATACTTGACTAAGTATTATAAGTTACCATATAACAGTAACATAAATATAAAACGGAGAATAATGATGGCGGTGACTGTCGAAAAGTTGGTCAAAGCGTATGTAAACATACGTTCCAAACGGTCAGAATTGAAGGCACAATTTGCTGAAGAAGATGACAAACTTGCGAGTAAACAGGATAAACTAAAGCGCGCACTGCTAGACCATTGCAAAGAGCATAATGTCGATAGCGTCAAAACATCCTCGGGCCTGTTTTACCGTACAATTAAATCGCGCTACTGGACAAATGATTGGGGATCTATGCACAAATTTATCATGGATCATAATCTTCCTGAGTTTTTTGAGAAGCGTTTAAATCAAACCCATGTACGACAGTTTCTTGAAGAGAACCCAGACCAAATGCCTTCGGGTTTAAACGTGGATTCTGAGTACGTTATTTCTGTGAGAAAAAAATGAGTGATGTAGAAACCCCGTATACAAACATAAACAAGGTCGCGGATTATTTCCAAGTATCTATTTCTACTATTAGAAAATGGATGCAAACAGGCGCGATCCCTGCGAATACATACATTAAAGTCGGCGAAGTATATCGGTTTAGGCTTGATGATGTAGAAGCGGCGTTGACAGCCGCGCAAGAAAAGGGGCAAGATGATGCCCTTCTTACTGAAAATTAATGGAGAACAGTATGTCAGACATGACTCTTTTTGAAGGGGGCAACTCCTTAGTATCCAGCGATCTGTTCAAACAATTACAGGACGTTGATGATAATTTATCAGGTGGTTCTAATAGCAATAGATCTCGCCGAATTAGTTTGCGGGGCGGTCGCTTTCGCCAGATCGTAGGTGGTGAACAAATAAACATTAAGAACGATGGTTTTTTAAATGTAGTTATTGTAAACGCTGCTAAATTATCACGTACTTACTACTCAGGATCTTACGATGCTGAAAATCCTTCCGCACCTACTTGTTGGTCGCCTGACACACAAAAACCTTCTTCTGATGTACCAAAAGATCAGATGCAGGCGTCTCGTTGTATGGAGTGCCCTCAAAACATTAAAGGTTCTGGTCAGGGAGAAACCAAGGCTTGTAGGTTTTCTCAGCGTGTAGCAGTTTGTTTAGAGGGTGACATGGAGACGGTTTATCAACTGTCTTTACCCGCAACCTCTATTTTTGGTGATGCCAAAAATGGTAAGATGGGTATGCAAGCATATGTTAAACACTTAAAAGCTCATAAAACTCCATCCATTGCAGTAGTTACTACTATGGCTTTTGACGAGAATAGCGATACCCCAAAACTATTCTTTAAAGCAGCTCGCCCTTTAACAGAAGAAGAGCTACATGAAGCTGTAAAGGCAAAAGATAGCGCAGAAGCTATTGATGCTATTACTCTAACGGTATCACAAGCTGATGGAGTTCAAGCGCGGGGGGGTGTGGTAAAAGACGATGAAGTGGATATTTATGATCTACCGCAATCGGAACCTGAACCGCAACCGAAGAAGGTCGCAAAAAAGAAAGAGGTGCCTGCTCCCTCTGATGATGACGACCTTTCTGCTATCGTTGATGACTGGGACGACTAAGGTCTAACAGTTGGGGTCATCAACGATAGATTTGTCGTGGCGGGTTGGACTGACCCCCAATCCGTCACGACATACGGAGCAGAGAAATGGGAACCAAAGAATTTTTAGAAGGGGTACTCAGCAGTAGTGGTCACTATTGTGTATTTGCAGCACGAAGCGAAGACGATATAAGAATACAAAAGTTTTACGATACCATCGAAGAAGTTGAACGAGCGGCTTACAAGTTCGACAATGATGGGTTAGACGTTTATTTTGCGCTTGCAACCTTCAGAGAGCCAACCAACCGAAAAGGCGACAACGCACAAGAATTTAAATCTTTGTTTTTAGATTTGGATGTTGGACCGTCGAAAGAATATCCTACGCAGCAGCTCGCTGTAAGTGCGTTACGTAGTTTCTGTAAACAACTCTCTCTACCTAAACCTTTGATGGTGAATAGCGGTAGAGGTGTGCATGTGTATTGGCTATTGACCGAAGCAGTTTCGGTGGAGATATGGTTAGACGCAGCAGAGCGATTAAAGAAAGCTTGCGCTGACAATGGATTACTTGCAGACCCTGCGGTCACAGCAGACGTGGCACGTATTTTACGTGTGCCAGATACACATAATTACAAAGACAACCCACCTCTACCTGTCAGTTTGTTTGGTGTAGACATACCAAAACCTGTAGTCCTGTCTGAGTTTGTAGAAAAGCTTGGCGTAATTTTGAAGCCAGTTATCAAGATAAACTTGGGGACAGACGCGCTATACGAAGCTTACGTCGAAAATTCTGAAAACATATTTAAAAAAATCATGCAAAAAACTATTGCGGGGCGTGGATGCGCACAGCTTGGGTATATTGCAAGTAAGCAAACAGAAGTTAGTGAGCCACTTTGGAGGGCGGGTTTATCCATCGCAAAGTTTTGCGTGGACGGTGAAGAGGGCGCGACTAAAATATCTAGTAGGCACCCCGATTACAGCGAAGCAGAAATGCGCAAGAAGCTTGACGAAATAAAGGGGCCGTATACTTGCGCACGTTTTGACGAGTTAAGAGAAGGTGTTTGTCAGGACTGCCCATTGTGGCAAGAAATAAAATCCCCAATCGTACTAGGTAAACGTATTCGGGAAAGTGAAGGAGTAGTCAGTGTTTCAGCCCCCGTACAAGGAAAAAAGGACGATCAAGCCTTTGATATACCCGAGTACCCTAAACCGTACTTTAGGGGTGCAAATGGTGGTGTGTTTTTACGTGCAAGCAACGATGATGGTGATATCGAAGAAGAAGTAGTATACCATCACGATATATACATTACACGCCGCCTGCACGATCAGGAATTAGGTGAGACTTTGGTGTTTCGTCTACACTTACCAAAAGACGGTGTGCGTCAATTTAGTGTCCCACTTACGCACATTACATCTAGGGAAGAGTTTCGTAAAAGCATGGCGCATGAGGGCGTCACTGCATGGGGAAAGAGCTTAGAAAAACTTATGGCATATACAACAAAATGGGTAGATGAACTACAACGCACATCGGTTGCAGATGAAGCGCACCGTCAGTTTGGTTGGGTCGATGACAACATGGAGAAGTTTGTTCTTGGCGAAAAGCTTATTGAGGGTAGCAAGACAACATACAATCCACCATCCTCAAAGACCGCAGGGCTTATGGATACTTTTGAGCCGAATGGCAGTAAAGAAAAAAGTATAGAACTACTTAACTTTTATAACAAGACGGGTTTTGAACTGCATCAATACGTTGTGGGTGTTGGTTTTGGCTCCCCACTCATGGCATTGACGGGATTAAATAGTATGGCTGTTCATCTATACGGTGGTACGGGTGTAGGTAAAACTACAGCACAGTTTGCCGCTATGTCAATTTGGGGGGATCCAGAATTATTGACTTTACAAAAAGACGACACCCATAATTCACGGATGAATCGGGGTGAAGTAATGCACAGTTTACCTCTTGTATCTGATGAGATGACAAACGTAACAAGCAGAGAGATGTCGGAGTATGTTTACCAAGTGTCAGGTGGACGACAGAAAAACAGGCTATCTGCAAATGGGAATGTAGAACGTGCTAGGGGGAAGCCTTGGAAACTGCTGGCACTAAGCTCTGGAAATACCAGTGCGTGGGAAACTCTGAGTAGGGATAAGGCTACACCGAAAGCAGAGATGCAGCGGTTGTTTGAAATTAAAGTGACTAAGATGATCCATACAACAGGAAACAATGCAGACACTTCAGATCTGCTTGAGGATCTAAAAAAGAACTATGGGCACCTTGGCACGGAGTATATCCAGTGGATAATAAACAATAGAGATGAGGCCCGTGCTATTGTTAAACGTGCTAAAGAGCGTCTTGATGCAGCGGCTAAACTTGGCCCCGAAAATAGATTTTGGTCTAATGGTAACGCTGTTGTTCTGGCTGGCTTGATAATAGCAAAGCAGCTTGGGTTCATCCAGTATGACGTAGGTAAAGTATATAAGTGGATAGTTGCCGAACTGATACGTCGAAATAGTTTTGTCAATGAAATCGGTGCATCGGTAGCAGAAACATTAAACAACTACTTGTCAGAAAACTACAACAACCTATTAAAGATTGAAAGTACAGAAGATCTTCGTGGTAAAAACGATAACGGCCTAGACCAACTAATGCCTGTAACAGCAGCGCCTCGCGGTGCGTTGGTAGCGAGATACGAACCAGATACACAGCTACTATTTTTACGTATTAAACCATTCAAAGAGTGGTGCGTAGATCAGCAAATTAACTATGCTTCAGTTGTTGATGACCTAAAAGACAAGATGGGGGCAAAGCGTGTGAAGAAGCGTCTTACCAAAGGCACTGACCTAAACATGCCGCCACAAGATGTTCTTGAGTTAAAGTTTGCAGCGTTTGACGAGGGGGAAGATGGATCAAAAGGTGATGAAGCTTGATGATCTAAACCCTGACGGGCTACGGATCACTGTAAATTGGGATGGTATGGATGTTGGTTCGTCTTTCTTTGTACCGTGCGTTAATACCGATATGGGCGCAAAACAATTAAAAAGTGTGGCAAAAATGAAATCTTGGGAGTTTAATATACAAATTTGCATAGAAAATCAAAAACTAGGTTTGCGTGTATGGAGAACTTTGTGATATACAAAATGGGACAACTGTTCCTTCATGTTGTTCTCCATTGACTGGCCTCCACTATATGTGGGGGCCTTTTTTGTTAGTAAAGTTGCAAGCCTTGGTCAAATTCCTTCAAGCTTTGCTCCATAAATGGAGTGTAAGTCATACCGCCGCGCATCTTTTCTGTAGTTCTACCAAAAGAACCAAGTGATCTGCGCTTTGTATCTCCAGTTATAAGTGACTTACGTGCGCCTTCTGGAAGACCTGAATTAAATCTTGCTATCTTTTCATCAATTCTGCGAACTTCTTCAAAATCGCCCTCACGGTAAGCCATGTTTCTTTGGCGCAGTAGTTTACTACGGCGACTGTTAATAGCTTCCTGTCTACGGCGATTGTTTTTATTAAACTCAAGCTGCTGTATATATGCTTGAGGTGCAAATCCTGCCGCCTGCATTACTATATTGTATGGATTTATGTCTTCTGTGATCGGATCACCACGGCGAGTTGTTGCGCCCTCTCGCGCAAACCGTTCCGCTTTTGAAAAGTTACGAAGAGCAGAGGGGGCCATAGCCTCAAGACCCCTACGTACTTCTCCACTCGCAACATCTTTTACCCCTCTACTCATAGATAAATATGTGCCAAGTACAGGGCCACCTAGCTGTTCCGCTAAAGTCCAAAGTGCGTCTTGATCTTTATCAATGATCGGTGCGCGATATAGTAGGCTGTTCATGGAAACACGATTTGCTACGTCTACACCTAATATTTCATTTGCGAGGCCACCGTATATACCCTCGCCGACTACTTTGCGTGTGGCGGCTTCAAAGTCATCTTCGTCGTCATCCCTAAACAAGTTGTAGATAGTACCGAAAGTTCCCATCAACGGCATCCCACCAAGCCCTGACAGCAGCCCCGTCATCACTAAAAAGTTACGCGATCCTGCACGAGCAGCTTTCCTGCTGTCAGCTATATCTTGTGCTTTTTGTAGCGACACACCTTCGTCAGCCATAATCTTATCTACATTGGTGGTCTTAATACTCTCTTTCGCAAGACGCTCCATCATGTAATATTTACTGATTGCAAAGCGTTTAAATAAGAATAGCACGTTACCTATACCAGATTGCGCTACAATCGGGCGTCCTGCCGCCGCAGTTGCACCCAACGTAAACTCAGTATCATCAATAGCATTCTGTGCAGCCTGCTTATAGTCTGCGTCTGTTGGATTTTTATTCTTTTTGAGGAGTTTTTTAACTTCTAATAAATAAGACGCCTGTAGAGTTGCTTCCCTGTTAATGCGTTCTGAATGGTGGAACATAAAACTAGATATACGGTTCACAGATTCTAGCGGGGCGTCCCTACCAATATCTAAATTTTCCTGTGTAATAGATTGATTGAATTGAGCCTGATCCAGCCCACTCTCAACAAGAATATCCATGCGTACATCTTTACCAAAACGCTCTAAAAGTTGTTGAGGGGTATAATTTGCAATTGTTTTACCTTGAACACCCATATTTATTTCTTGCTCTACAGGTTGACCGTCTGGGCCAGTCACCATAACAATGCGAGTAGTTGGTGCGTTCATCAAGGCTCGCATGGCATCGCCATATGCTGCTGTTGTAGCACGTATGCCATGTTTACCTGCTAAGATAGGCATGGCACTCATTGCTACGTCAAAAAACGTAATCGCTGCTGACGATAAGTTGAGGCCCATAGTCATACCGAACCCTAAGCTAGTAGCAACTTGTGACCAACGAGGTACATTTGGGCTTTGTGCAAATGTAGCAATCTTATCTAGTTTTTGCGCAGTCATCGCCGTTTCAGGATTAGTTAAGTACCCAGCTTCTGGATCAGCTAACTTCTTGCGGAAATTTTCTATTTCTGCTGCGGAACGTAGTTGTACTAGCTGGCGGTTAAGATCGCGGCCTTTCTCTTTAAGCATTGTATATGCGTCAAATTCTTGACCAAGGATACCTGTCGGTGTCGTATCCCCGATAAAACCTCGTATACCTTTACGCCGCCTAAAGTTCTGCATAAACGACCGCTCGGGCATTGCATCAAGCGCAAGGTCCACAAGCTGCTGCATAGCCTGTTTATAATCTTCATTTGAATTAAAGTTTTCGCGTTGCAGTTGTACAGTTTCTAAAACATTACGTACAAAGCTAGTGGATGGCGCACGTTCAAAGTTCATAGCTCTTGAAGCTTCAGTAACTTCTACATCCGTACCGCCCACTTTGGAAACCATATCTCTGGCTTGCTGCGCTTTGCGTAGGGTCGGGTAATATTCTACGTACAGCTCTGGTTGTCCTGTATCTGGATCAGGCGCAGTATACACCAGTCTGTAATTACCTTTACGCTGCAAGGGGAAATAAGGTCTAATTACACCGCTATCTTTTTCTAGTAACTCACGTAAACGTGCAAACGCTGTTTTACGTACCGCTGCGTCTGGGATAGTAGCCGCGAGCCGTGCGTCTAAAGCGGCAATGATGTCATCGTAAGTATCTTGGAAGTAATTACGTAGTTGTCTATATAGTTCCTGACCTTTTTTATCCATACTCAGGTACTGGTTGCGTAGCTGTTTATATTCAGCCATGCGTTGCTTATCATCTTTAAAAGTAGCTATGTATTTTTTATCAGTGCGGGATGGATCTACTTTTAAATAAGTGCTTCGCGGAATTATATTATCTAATGTTCTAGCGTGATTTTTGTTTTTACGTTGCCATTGCTTTAAATCATACGTCATTGAACCTAGAATTTCGGTCTTTTCCCTAAGCCGACCACTCATGCGATTAATGATAGTATTTAATTCTTTAGCAAACGGTATCTTATCTTGTGCTTTTTCGGTTAAAATATTTACGGGTAGCACGTTTAAATACCAGCTTTTAGCAGTTTTAGCTACTCCTTCGTTAAACATAACGTCCGATGCATCTAAAACTTTGTCTTTAACATCAAAATTAGACATGCTTTGTAAGAGGCGTGAACTACCTTCTTTTGTGCCTGCTTCTAGAAGTATATCTGGCGCTGCGCGTGTTGCGGGTGAGGGAGCCAACATCCCCTGTATAACCCGATCTATCTCTGTTAGCGCGCTTGGTGATGGAGATAAACGTAACACTTTACGAATGACACGCATAACAGCATCGTAATACTTCTCTATGCCTGATCGCTTACCGCCATCTACTCGAAGAAGCGTAAGTGCGCTTCTAAACTCAGGATTACCTTGAGACTCAGCTACAAACTCGTCCAAGTTTTTTGTGCCGTATACTTCACCAAATTGCTCACGCGCTGCGTTAAGCAACGCTTGTAATTGTTTTGTCTCTGGTAATGAGGGATTAGCTATTGCAGCAGAAGTAGCCGCATGTGACATCTCGTGCAGTATAGTATGCACGTTCATGCCGCGGTTTGCGTCGATCTGTATCGTATTTGTTTCTGGACTAAACAAACCAGCAGCGGTGCGCCCCACAACCTGAGACAAATCATCAACCACTTGCACTTGTGTATCACCAACAACATTTGCAAACGCTGCCGCTATCCTACGAACATCTTCAACTTGGTTTGTTGAGGCTATAGCGTTTAACGCAAAACCTAGATCTCCACGTTGTAGTGCGTTACGAATGCTTAGAAGTAACGCTTGATCTAGCCCATGCACAGGATCAATAAGTAGGAAACCTAGCTCACTTTCGGTGTAAGCAAAACCATCCATGAAATCCATAAGCTCTTCGTCGGTTAGAGCTTTTTTAGTATCAGGGTCTATGAATACATAGTCATCTTGCTTGGGTACTTTGCGTTTCTTAAAGCCCAAACCAAGCAAGTAAGAATCAAAAGTTGTTTGACCTTTTATAAGTTCAGTTGCACCAACCGCGCCTTCTGCTCGCATCTCTTGATCTAATGCGGCAGGAGTGCGAGTCTGTGCTTCTAGTTTAAGCGCATCAAGCTCACGATCCATTTGTTTTTGAAACGCTCTGTCATCTTTGCGTTTGATACTTTTGGCTGCTTTAGTTACAGCAATGTACGCATCAGATGGATTAAACTTAGATGTATCTCTACGTGCCAACACACTTGCATCGCGTGTCTCTACAAAAGCCTGACGAGATAAATTACTAAACACCCATCTCCGTGCATCCATAGCAGATTTTTGAGTCATACCCTTGTAGAAGGCAAACTCAATCGGAGTATAGTCTTCTTTAATAGACTGTGTAGGTCCAGCAGCACTAACCATACCCATTTCGGCAAGAGCATCAACAGGTCTACGAAACCGTTTGAAGTATAACTTTGCGGCTTTAGCTTGCGCGTCGAGTTCTTTGTCAGAGGTCTCTAATAACTCTGCAATACCTTCTTTATCTACAGCCGTTGTGGTTTCTGGCGCAGAGCGTGGGTCTACTTGTGTGTCGTGGTACTCTCGGACCTGTGGCTGCTTACCCCTATTGTTTTCAAATGTTCGCTCAATACGCGCTTGTGCTACTGCGTCTCGCTCTGCTTCTACTGCCTGTAGCTGTTCTTGTGGGACAGGCGCGGCTTGTATTAGCGGTGCAGCGGGTACTTGTACAGCCGCAGGTATAACTTGCTCTGCGGCCCCCGTCACTGTCCCGCCAATACCCGTTTTAGGTGCAGGAACTTTTAATGGTTCAGGTTGCCCTTCAGCTAAAACCGCCTTCCTTTTGTCTAATTCTTCTGGCTCTACAAGAACTTCCGCAGGTGTATCGTATCCTGATTCTTCTTTTGCATCTCTAATTTTTTGTGCATATAACTTTGGGTCGGCGGCGATACGCTTTCGCTCTGCCGCTAATGCTTCAGAATCTTTTTTTAATCCATCCGATGCGGTTATTGCTGGATCTAATGCACTTGGCTGTTCTCCTGCTGGATCTAATGCACTTGGCTGTTCTCCTGCTGGATCTGTAGTTCTACCAGAAGGCAGCAGATCTGTTCCCACTCTTTTATTGTTAGGTTCAACAGGGGTTTCGGCACTGTCAATTCCACTTTGTGCCCCTGTGCTTCCATCCAAGCCTGTTCTACTACTTGGAATGCTAACTCCAGCTTCTTCTGCGATAGGTTCAGCATCGATACCTTTCAACTTATCTAGATATTCTTGAACTTTAGGCGAAATGCCCCCATTCTTTACATATAATTCTAGTTCTTCACGTACTTTTGGATCATCAAAAGACAACCCTACAATGGATCGCTTTGCGCCTCTTACGATATGTGCGTATGGTTGGACGCCTAACTCTTCAACCAAAAATTCTTTTGTAACCTTATTTTCTTCTGGTATAATTTCTGGGCTTGGTTTTGAATCAACCTGTATATTTTCACCAGTCTGCTCGCTCTTAGCCGCCGCAGCTAAGTTCTCTTCTACTTCTGAAGCAGAGAAAACGGATTGTTTTTTAAGGTATTCATCAGTTTTAGCCGCTGCTTTACCATCCGCATTTTCAGCTTCTCTTGTAACCGCAGCTTGTTGATTTGTGCTGGTATCTATCTCAGCCGCTGCCGCTGCTTGGGCTTCATTAGTTTCTTGTGCTTTACCTTCAGGAGGCGCAGGGTTTGCAGCGTTCCGTGCTTCGGTTTGTTGTGCTGGAGTTGCTTCGGTTTGTTGTGCTGGAGTTGTTGTATCTACGGTGGGTTCTACAGCGCCAGTATCGGTATCAGTTTCAACTTCTAGCGCGGCTTTCTTTTCTGCTTTTAATCTAGCTTTTCTCTCAGCCCCGGTTTCAGGAACACCTTGAAACGCACCGAATGTAGCTCGTGTACCGCCACCAATTAAACCGCCTGCGATAGCAGCTTCACGATACTCTGCAATGGCATCGTCACTGTCGATGGCTAAACCAGCTTGCGCTCGCTCCATCACTTGCTGACCGACTTCTGTTAAACCTTCAGTGGTCGCACCGCCACCTGCACGGCTCACTGTGCGAGTAAATATTGATTTGCCAAGAGGACGTAGAACACCACCCAGCAAGATCTTATCAGCTAAACCTTCAAGCGTAGCTTGTCCAAACGTAGCGGTAAGAGCGGCTCCAATATCTACACTTGTTTTTCTACCTGCTGCAACTTCGTCTTCTTGCCGTTGGATGTTGTTACCAAACAAAATCGGCGCAGTCGCTCCTGCCGCTGCCGCAACACCGACACCAAATCCTGCTAAACCTGTGGCTCCTGCTACAGCAGGCGCTAATGCCGCTGCGCCTAAACCAAGACCTAATTGAGGTATTTGCTCACCAACAACTTGACCTGCAAAGGTGAACGCATCACCAAAACTATCCACGTCAGTAGATTGCAGTCTTTCGGGCTGCTCAAGAAGTAATTCGCCTAGTCTTTGTCTGGCTTTCTCTTCTGTATCTTGTCCGTATTGCGCTAGAAATCCTAGTCCCGCCTGCTCTCCCGCAGTGCCTACTGTTTCACCGATTGCGCTTTTAATTTGTTGATATCCACGGCGTAACCCACCACGAACAGCAGTTTCATCATCGGACTCAAACTCTTCTCCAAAAACAGATTGATACTTTTGCCCGTAATCAACACGTTCACCGTCTAGATATTGACGTATTTTAACAAAATCTTCATTGCTAGGGTTATCTCCTGCAATGTTAAAGTTGTAGCTGCGCTGCGTTTGTGGGTCGGTGTATTGGTATACGCCCATATTTACCGCCTATGATATATCTACAGTTGTTGCTCCACTAGGACTAGCGCCAGAGCCACCCATTGCTATTTCAACAAGAGCATTACCGTAATCGATAATTTGTCGTGCCCTTGCGGCTGCATCAGCATTATCTCCTGCGCCCTCTAACATCTCTTGCCCTTGTTTTAAAAGGGTCGCGCCTCTAGTCAGCATTTGGTTAGCGTTTAACCCGCTTTTGCCTGACGCCCTTGCTTTATAAGCATCTATACGCGCTTGTAGAGTCATCATATCAGTGTCAAATTTATTTTTTCCTGCTCGCGCTGTTTGCAAGTATTTTAAACCTGCCGTGCCAGCTTTTGATATATCTGCGGGGTTACCACTAGCCAATATAAGTCCTGATTGTGCGAGAGCTAACCACTTATCTTGTTCCGCTTGTTTTTCTCTTTTTGCAATAGCGTCTGTAATTCGAGCTTCTAAAGATCCCGCCTTTGCTGTCACCGCTTTGTTTTGCGCATTGGTGTTCTGTTGTTCTCGTGCGATAAGATCTCTAACTTGCTGCGCGGCTAACTCTGAATTTTTTGTTGCTTGCCTTGCTTTGGCAGATGCGGGGTCAGCGAGTATTGCATCAAAATTAACTGGTTCGCTGCCAACGCCTACGGTATCGGCATCAAAAGCGGCTGATTCTTTTTGGATTTTTCTCTTGTTATAAACATCTTTAATCGCCCCGCCCCCTGCTTCTACTAAATCCTTAGCGGCACCAAGGGCATTATAATCCCCATATTCTTCAATTTCGTTTGCAATTCGTTGCGCCTTAGCCATTTTATCAAGCTTTTTCTGCTCTTCTGGATTAGGTGAAGCTATTAGTTCGCCTAATTCTTGTTCTTGATATCTAGCTATGTCTTCTGGGGCACCGCCAACTACTAGATTACCGTCTCTACCTTTATACACTATATCAGAATAAACATCTTCTGGTGCAGTATATTGGTCATCACTATAATAATCGCTAATGGCTTTTTGGTTTGCATCGTCAGGCGAAGCATATTCAAGGGGTGGTGCTGGTCCCATAGATGGGGCGCTTAATTCTCTTGGTACAATAGTTTCCCCCCGTGGTAAAAAATCAGGGCGACTATCAGGAACGGTATATGAGTCTGAACCTCCAAGATCAACGTACTCTAATGCTAACCCGGGATCGTTTCTTTGTACGGTGCCGCTTGTTATATATTCTACAGGAGCGCCTTCAGCAAACACTGGGTCGTCTTCGCTTTTTGCTCGTAAGGTAGATAAAGCTTGCGCCCGTGCGTCCAACGCTCTTTGTGGTTGAGATTCAGCTATACCTCTTTGCATTTTGTCAACCGCACGATCAGACGGATTTTTCATACTAAAGGTTTTTTCAAAAAGACTAGGCTGTCTTTCTACTCCCTCTAAACCTGTTTGTTTAGGCTCCATTGCGGTCGGGACCATATATTCCGCTATCATAGCAAGCTGTTCTGGGTCGTCTTTATTCATCTCGTAAATTTCTGGGAAGCGTTCTTTTAATAGCTGTATTCTAGATTGTACCCGACCCCCCGGAGCTAGACGCACAATACCGCCTTCAGCCATCATTTGCGGTTGTGGCGCTTGGGTAGCAGTCCGTGGCATCATATTACCCATGCCAGTGTTCTGCCCCATGTCAGTCTTGGGTGCTAATGCTCGTGCTGCGTCTGCTATACCGCCTGATGGCATACCCGCAGCCATGACGACTTCTTCTGCTACTGTCGGTGTATCAGCAGCTTCTCTACGAGCGTAGTCGTCCCGCATACGCTTACGCCGTTTTAGCTCAGACGTAATAAATATAGGTGCTATTTCGCCTGTAGGCATCTTCATCTGCTGGATTAACACAGCGTCTGGCAAATCTTTAAGGGCTTCAGTCTGCTCTAAGATGTTCATCCTGTTAATCCTCTATACAGGCCCAATCCAGATATACCTGCCCCCAAGGCTTGCTGTATTGGATTATATGCTTGATAGGTAGCTGTGCTGATATCAGGTTGTATGGGCACACCACTAAGTAAACCAGCAAACCGTTCATACTGACGCATTGGGTAGTCTTGCTGACGCAAGAAGTCCTGATATGCAAGATCAAGTCTTGCCTGATCCTCGCCCCTAATGTCACGACCAACAGTCTCAAGTAGCTGGGCACCCTGTATGTCTGCTGCCCTTGCTCTCTCGCCATAGTCTACAAGCCCTCTACCAGCCCCCAGAGCAGCTTGATACGCAGCTAGACCCTGACCTGCACCAAACTGTCTTGACGCCTCTCTGGCAGACTGCACACGCGCTCTCTCAGCGGCCTGTGCTTGTTGTACTCTAGCGGCCTCATCAAGACTTATACCTTGTGTTCTAGCAAGCTCCGCAGCTTCAGCCGCTTGAACCCTTGCGGCCTCGTCCAAACTAATACCCTGTGTGCGAGCAAGCTCTGATGCCCGTGCATTCTGAACCCTACCTGCCTCAGATACATCAATGCCTTGGACTCTAGCTCTCTCTGTAGCCTCTTGACCCTGTACTCTAGCCGCCTCATCCAAGCTAATTCCTTGAGTTCTGGCAAGTTCAGCCGCCTCTGATCTCTGGACCCTAGCCGCTTCATCAAGACTAATACCTTGGGTTCGTGCAAGTTCAGACGCTCTAGCGTTCTGTACCCTACCAGCTTCACCAGCACGACCAGCTTCCATTCTGCCGATCTCGCTAATACCAAGCCCTTGAGTTCTTCCAAGCTCTGCTGCGCGGCGAGCATCAACTTCCATCTGCGCTGCTCTGTCTGCCTCAAATGCTCGCATTGCTTGCTGGAATGCAGCCTGACTTCCAGCCGCTTGGATATCGCCAAGTTGTTCTTGCAAGCCCTCTTCTGCCATGCGTTGCTGTACAGCCTGACGAGAACCACCAAAGGCTCCTGCGCTTATTGCTCCTGCATCTCTTGCTGCTTGGCTCCTACCAAAGTCTTCACGGGCTTCACGCTTCTGAATATCCACAACATTCTGCATGTATGGGTCCATATACTGCTGAACTTCAGCGCCGCTAAACTGACGGGCTGGATCAAAATCGTATTGATCCGCAGTCTGCGCTGTAAATTGAGCTTCCCTAAAATCACTAAATGGATCAGCCTTGCCAGCTTGAAAACCTCCATAGGCATCAGCTTCTCCTTCTGTAAAGCCTGTGTATTCTGTGCCTAGCTGCCTCTTAAACCCACTGAACGGGTCTGCACTACCTGCCTGAAAGCCGCCATACGGGTCAGCACTACCAGCTTTAAAACCTGTATATGGGTTAAATGCTGCCGTATTATAATTGGCTAAACCCTCAAGCCCAGCAATACCTCTGCGCTGTAAGGCCGCTGCCTCACCAAGACCGCCAATAGGGCTTTCAGCAATACCACGAACCATAGCACGGGATGTGTTGATGTCACCGTAAGCACTGGAATCGGCAAGGCGCTCACCACCATACGGTACATATGTGGATTGACCCGCAAGATCCCCGTATGTGTCAGGGTCATCAGGATAGAAAGGTTGTGTGGCTTCCTCAGATCCCTTCAGAAGCCTACGAAAGTAGGGGTCTGCGTAATCTGGCAGACTTACTGTTCTTGTTGTGCCGCCAGCGGGTGCCTGCTGTGATCCCTTGCCCATCCTATAACTCCATGCGGTATGCTATATACTCTGAATAAAAGCCGTTCCCCCGTAAAGCTCTTTCCCAACCTTTTCTGCCATAACCCTCAAGATGTTGACAGTCATTTTCTTTTGCGAACCGACCTATCGTTTCAATAACAGTGTCTTTCCATTTGTGTAGTTTAGTGCCGCCAACAAAATCAAGAACCATAGATTTACGTCTTGGATATGTAGCTATCCTTGTAGTTATCGCAGCGACCATATTATCCTCTTTATCAAGAACTACCCAAAGAACGTACACATCAGTTAGAATGCCATTTAAAACGTCTATAAGATCTATCTTCCCTCTAGATGTATCCTCAACGCTCTTCCTTAGTAACTTTTCAACATCCTTCCAAATATGCTTTACAGCCTCTTTAGGAACTGTGCTTACCCTCACGCAACTGCCACCTTCTCTTTTAATTTCTTAGGGGCATCCTTACCAGCGTCATTAACTTCGTCTAAAAATCCCCCACCAAAAGCTTTTGTTATGGCGTCTGTAGATTCTTCTTTAAGTACAAACTCACCATCAGTCAAAAGCACATCTTGTTCACGGTCCATCGTGGCTGGCACCATATCATCTTCTCCAGAACCATCGCCGGGGCCGTTCACCATCCCTTTATCGCCTTTTGCAAAGCGTTCAATAGTGTCATCTAATACCCCTGACTGTACCTTATCAACCAGATCTCTTAGTGCCTCTTCGCCGTACTCTTTAAGGAATATGCCAAGTGCAACCTCTGGTGCGTCAGACAATCCTTTGACTGCCTTAACTGCCTCAACAATCACATCCTTTTCGTTCATCTCTTCTGAGACGATACCGCCCTTTGCGTAGTTTGTTGAAGCATTAGTCATAATGCCTGCCTGCATAGGGTTGTAGTATGTAATCATCTCTTCTTCAGCGGTGCTACCCATATTCTTCTTGGGCTGATAGGATCTAATGCGAGGCATAGGCGGCGGGATGTCTACCTTTTCTTTTTCTGACATTTTAAAAGTAGGTGGGTTCATAGCATCTGCTATAAGTCCCGTGCCAAAGCCAGACCCCGCTGCTCCCAAAGCCCCTGCTACAGTTGTCTCGCCAAGCTTCTTCGTCAGAAGATCTTTACCTAATGTAGCATTTATAAACTTGCTACCCGTAGCCGCTGGCAAGCCACCTGCTGTCAGTGCCTCCGTACTCGCCTGTGCCCCTGCACCGCCCAAAGCATTCGTCGCGCTGCTCATCAACTTGCCACCAAGACCAGCAATAAGACCTGTTTGAATACCCTTTCCTACATCACCCGTCTGTAAAAACGAACCTAACCCTGCGCCAATCCCAGCTAGAGAGGCGGCACCCAAACCAAGACCAAGGCCACCTGTAGCAGCGCCAAGAGCGGGTAGTCCAAGACTTAAAAGAAAAGGCAGGGCCATCTGTTTACCTCAAAGTTTCGTAGAGCATAGCAGCTACGGCTTAATCCATCAACTCAAAGTGCGGTCCGTCGATAAAAGGACGCCGCCCCTGCGATCTGCGTAAATCTATATACGCATTCATTGCTTCTTCCATTGTGCCTTCCCATTTGCGGATATCCATTGGGTATGGCATGTCAGGTGTGCCCCAAGCAGCGCCCCAGCAAATAGGAACCCCTAGTTGTATCGCGGCCTGTTTGACAGCATCTGCTAGGTCATCATAGACAGAGAGTTCCCAACTCGCCCTGCCATTTATGTAGGCCATAATGTCGAAAGCCTTACCCTCAAGGTGCTTAGACTTCATGGTTTGACTGGCACCTTTAGCAACTAATTCTTTTTGCTGCTCAATGGTTCTCATGCCCTGCACCACGCCAAAATCGGTTTTGGTCAGAGTTATCGCC